GTGGACTCAGGAGATGAGGGATCCCTTCCGCCGCGGCAATACCCGAGTCTTCCGGCTTCCCTTCCGGCAGGGAATCGGCGTCGGGAAGTGGACCGAGACGCTGCCGAGCGAGGACCACGCCCTGGTGGCGGTTCTCGGCAACCCTCGCCCATTCATCCCCGGCCGCGATGTCTGACGAGGACCTGGCCCGCCGACAGGTGGCGCGCAGGAGCGAAGACGTGGACGAGGAGTGGGAGTTGCTACAGATGCTGGGGCTGGACGAATGAAGCTGAGACGACTGCTGGACCGACTGTGGCCGGCGCACCGACTGAGGGAGCGAGCGGAGCGCCGGGTCAAGCTGCTGCCGCTCGTGGAGCTGCTGGACGCGGCCGACAACACGGGCTCGACGATCGCCGCGGCGCTGTACCGGCACCGCAAGCAGCCGAGCGAGGAGGCCCTCGAAGAGGCCGTGGACGGAGTGGTCGCTCTCGCGGTCATCGTCCGCGAACTTCAGGAACGGCGGAAGGTGTGAGTCACCGGTAGCAACTTAGCCGGGGTGGCATCTGTAGTCCGATGTAAGACGATTGGCTGGTAGAGCGCCGACGACGAATGCAGATGCCAGCCAATCACCTTATTCCTCAGAGACCGCATGTGCACGAGGAGCAGTGGACCTTCTTTCTGCTGTCTACCGCCGGCAGAATCCGGATTCGCAGCCGTCCGTAGTGCACTATGAATCCCGAGCGCCGGACCGTCCACATGACGTGGGCGACCGCCGCCGGACCTCCTACGACCCACAACAGGAGATTTTCCTGCATCACCATCCTCCTTCCTCCCGAGGGAGGCCGGAGCTGCGAAGCTGAGCGGTCTCCTGCACGAATGGCTGTTTGTGCGATTCGAGCGGAAGGCGAAGGGTGCCGAGGTCCGTCCATCTTTAACGGACCTCGGGTGGTTTGTCTAGGGGGTGTCCTAGCTGAGCGGAAAGGCCCAAGAGACGCAGAGCGCGTAGAAGAACAGGCTGACCAGCACGATGCCGCCGGAGATCGTGAGCAGGTGAACCCCAGCCTGTGCGCGGCGCAGGGACGTCTCGACCTCGCGGGCGTAGGGGCCGACGCTGAAGCCGGCCCAGCGCATGCGGCGGGTGAGGCGGAACGCGGTGGCGCTGAAGAGGAGCATCGTGATGGCCATCGGGGCGAGGGAGTCGCGGAAGCTGCCGGAGTCGTGCCAGGTGTAGGCGCCTACGTAGAAGGCCAGGAGTGTGCTGCCCCAGACGCCGCACCGGTACATGAAGACGAGACGCTTCTCGATCTGCCGGCCGGCTGCGACGACGTATGTCTGACGGTCGGTGAGGTTGTGGCCCGGCTGCGCACGCATTCGGTCAGCCTCTCCGAAAACGCCCTGCGCGAAGTCGTCTTCGGCCCCCCAGTTACCACTCACGGCCGCCCCCTCGAATTGTGCCGGTGAAGTGAAGCAACTGTAGCGCCGGTCGGGGGTTGAGGTGCTAACACAATTACTTTGGCCCTTTTTACCCTGATTGCACGAATTGGCGCAATGTGGGGTAGTGGATGACTTCGACGGCTGAAAACGGAACTCGAATAGACGACGATGAGGAGTTCCTGCTCCCTGTCAACCCCGAGGTATCCCAGGAAACCGTCGACCGCATCATCGAGAAGATGCTGCTCGTCATCGACGAGCTGTCCGGACACCCGCTCCGCGACTACCAGGTCCCGCTCGCGACACGAATCCTGGAGTCGATGATCCTCGGCGACACCGCCAAGATCACCGCCTGCTGGGCGCGACAGTCCGGCAAGAGCGAGACGCTCGCCAACACCCTCGCCGCAGTACTCATCATGTTCCCGCGCCTGGCGCCGATCTTCCCGAACCTTCTCGGCCGTTTCCGCGAGGGCGTCTGGCTCGGCGCCTTTGCCCCGGTGGACGACATGGCGGACAACCTCTACGGGCGCATCGTCAGCCGGCTGACGTCCGAGCGCGCCCTGGAGCTGATGGCTGATCCTGAGATCGACGAGAAGGTCGTCGGCAAGGGTAAGGAGCTGCGGCTGGTGAAGTGCGGCAGCCTCGTCCGAAAGCAGACCTGCCACCCCCGCGCGCAGATCGAAGGCCGCACCTACCACGTCGTGCTGATCGACGAGGCCCAGGTCGCCGACGAGAAGGTCGTCAACAAGTCGATCAGCCCGATGCTCGCGAGCACGCGCGGAACGATGATCCTGACGGGAACGCCGACCTACACCAAGGGCGTCTTCTACAAGATCATCCAGCAGAACAAGCGGCACGCGACCAACCGCGGTGCCCGGCTGAACCACTTCGAGGCCACCTGGCGCGACGTGGCCAAGGCTCATCCTGACTACGGCGTCTACATCCGCGGCGAGATGCTCACCATCGGCGAGGACTCGGACGAGTTCCGTCTGTCCTACCGCCTCCAATGGCTTCTCGACCGAGGCATGTTCACCACCTCCGAGCGCATGGACGAACTCGGCGATCAGTCGATGCAGACTGTTCACGCCTGGCACCGGACCCCGGTCATCGTCGGTATCGACCCGGCCCGGAAGCAGGACTCGACGATCGTCACCGTGGTCTGGGTGAACTGGGACACGCCGGACGAGTTCGGCCATTACGAGCACCGGATCCTCCAGTGGTTCGACCTGTCCGGCCTGGGCTGGGAGGAGCAGTACTACCGGATCTGTGATGCGCTGGCGAACTACGCCGTCCTGGCGGTCGGAATCGATGCCGGCGGTATCGGCGACGTCGTCGCGAGTCGGCTGCGCGTCCTGATGCCCGGCGTCGACATCATCGACCTTCCCTCCGACCGCGGCGCCCAGTCCAAGCGGTGGAAGCACCTGATGGAACTCATGCGGACCGACAACATCTCGTGGCCGGCACATTCCAAGGTCCGCAGGACAAAGGTCTACCAGCGGTTCCGGCAGCAGATGGAAGACGCCGAGCTGGACTTCCAGGGCCCCAACGTGATCGTCCACGCGCCCGAGGAGACCGGCGCCCACGACGACTACGTCGACAGCCTCGCGAACGCCGTCTACATGACCGCCGACCTGTCCATGCCCGAAGTCCAGGAGGAGTCCAACTTCTTCTACGGCCGGGCCGCCTAGGAGCCAGCGTGACGATCGACCCCAACTACCACAGCTTCGACCCCAACGACCCGTACAACATCCCTGGCTGGACGGCGATCAATCAGCTGCCCGGTCCCGGCTATCCGGCAGGCAACCCGCCGGCGCCCTTCCCGGCGGACATCACCGTTCAGACCGTCGTGGCGACTTACATGGTGGAGGGGGGACAGCCGCTGCCCGGCACTGTCCTCATCCAGGCTGCCAAGCGCTACCGGGACAAGGCCACGGGGGACCTGGTCATCCCCAACGCCCGCAGAGTGAAGGTCGTCAACGGTGCCCTCAGTGTGGAGTTGCCGGCCAGTGACGACCCGGACCTCGACGAGCCGTTCCTCTACAGCGTGCACGAGGTGGTCCCTGGCGGCCGGAAGTTCATGATCAGCGTTCCCTACAACGCTGCCGGACCCCTCCGGCTCCACGACCTGGTCGTGGAAGCCGACTACAAGGAAATCCAACCGCCCAGGATCTACGCGCTCAGTCACCGACTGGGCGGTGTGTAACGCTCGAACGCCCCGCTCCCGAAGACCCAGGCGGCGGGGCGATTTCGTTCAGGCGCGCAGGTCCTTGACCATGACCGCGTAGAGCGGGGAGTCCGCGAATGGACGCTGCTCGCCCGCCTTTGCGTATCCCCACGACTCGTACAGCTCCTGGACCTTCGGGTGGGTCACGTCGACCAGGAGTACGGCCAGGTCCTCGGTGCGCTCCTTCAGCAGCGCCTCATGAAGCTGCTCTGAGATGCCCTGCTTACGCCACTTCGGGCGCACCATGACTTCTGAGACGGCGTAGGTGGAGGTGTAACCGTTGTTCGGCTGGAAGGCGGTGTTGCGCCACCATTCGCGGCCCGGCTGGAGCGGAGCGCCATAGGCGAAGCCGACCGGCTCCTCACCGTCGTAGGCCACGACGCAGGTAAAGCCCTCCATGCCGGACCAGTGGTCGACGAACCAGGGAAAGCGCTGGTTGAACTCGTCGTCCATGGCGTCGGCGTAGGCGTCTGCGTGCACCTCGATCAGCATCTGCTTGAAGCCGTCCGGGAGGCTCCCGTGCTTGAAGTGCCGCAGGTCGATCACGCTGGTCACGCTCGACTCCATTCGTTTCGCATACGGTCTGCCCAGTCGCGGGCGTAGGTAGTGGACGGTGCCAGACGGAACAGGTCTCGGTGAAAGTCTCCAACCAGGGTCCGCATCCGTCCAGGGAGTGGGTCTCCATCCATGATGGAGAAGACGGTAGCGGCGGTTTCTGTCGCCTGCTCAGGTTCTCCCTGGTGGAGTTGGGCGAGCGCCAACTGCGCGGTAGCCAACGCCCGGTTGCGCCGGAACGCGGAAGGTATGTTGCCCAGGGCTCGGTGCGCCATGGCTTCAGCGTCAGCAAACTTGCCGTTGCGGTACTGGATGATGGCCGCGAGGTGATTGAGTTCGGCCGCCCCGTAGAAGGCCGTCCATCGCGGTCGGTCGTCCTCAGAGGCCCTGCGTAGTGACTCCTGCGCCGTGCCGAGGGACCGCTGTGCTGCCCTGCTGTCACCAAGCGTCGCGTAGGCCAGAGCGACGCGTACGCGGCCCATAGAGCCGAAGAACGGATCCCTGCGGGCAGCCGGTGAAGCCTGGGCTGCTTGCGCTGCTGCGAGTTGCTCGGGCCCATCCTTACGCTGGTAGGCGAGCATCGCCGTGTTGATCCAGACGCGCATCTCTGTGGCTGGGTCCTGCGACAGGCCGGCGTACGTCGTCGACTCGTGCAAGTGAACCTGCGCCTGGTCGAGTTCCCGCAGGTCAATGTATGCCCAGGCCGCAATGGTGGTGTACTCGCACGCAAGCGCGTACAGAGCTCGACGGACCCGCTCGCTGGCGTTGCGTTGCTGGAGGTCGAGGACCTCTGCGCGACCTTGGAGAGCAGCAGCTGCCAGTGCCGTATGACCGCCTTGCCGATCGTCTGCCTCTACGAGCGCGCTCATCCGTTTGGCGAGGCGTGCCACGTCTGACATGCCGACGGATCGGCGCTGCTTGAGGGCGGGTACTGCTGCGGCGGCCGTTCCGGTGGTTGAGGTGATGAATGTGCGACGCCGCACGGGATCCTCCGGAGGGTGTTGCATGGAGCGTGGTGCGCTGAACCCTAAATCCCCCACCGGGCAGCCGAACACACGCTCCAGCGCTACGCAAGTTCGACCGAACGGCCGACGGCTTGACCCGTTGAGCAGGTTCCGCACCGTCCGCGAAGAGATATTCCCTGGTCGGCCGGTGATGTCCCACAGGGCGTCGTTCAGTCGAAACGCCAACTCCTCCTGAGTGAGACCCAGTTCCTCCATGCGGCTCTTGAGGGCAAGGTTTTCTCCCATGTCACGACCGTAGCCCTGCGTGGCCGTCGATGACCAGGTGTTAGGTCACGGGAGCGTAAAGTCTTCCGGTTGGGGTGCTTGCACGGAATCGCAAGTCTTCCTGTATTTCGTCACTCCAGACTCGTTGACTGGGCATCAGCCGCCGGGCAACTCCACCCGCTCGGAGGCATGGAGGAGAGCCCGGCCCTACTTCCCCCGACAGGGCCGGGCACACCCCACGCCGGAGGGATGACCCCGTGACCATGACAGCCGCCAGACCCCACGCGATTGGTGTGCCCGGTTACACGTCAACACTGCCCTGCGAACCGGAAGCTGTGGGGGAGGCCCGGCAGTTGGTCTCCAATGCCCTCAGCACCTGGGGAATGGGCGACGACCTGACCGCTGCTGGCAAGCTGATCGTGTCGGAGCTGATGACGAACACGATCGACCACACCCGATGCCGTACCGCAAAGGTCGTGGTCGAACGCCGGCGAGAAGACCTCGTGCGCATCGGGGTGGCCGACAAGGACCGCAGTGTTCCCGACATGAACAAAAAGCCCAGCGTCGAGGACGAAGGCGGACGTGGCCTGCTTCTGGTCGATAAGTTGAGCCACCAGTGGGGGTACGAACGCTTTCCCCACGGCAAGGTCGTGTGGGCGGAACTGCTGGTACCGGAGCCGCCCAAATGCTGATCCCTCGCTTCTTGCTTCGACTCATGCCGGCTGAGGAGTTGGAAGACGACCCACGGCCTGCCGCGTGCGTGGAAGTCGCCTTCGGCCCGGTGCATCGATCCAGCGACCCCAACACTCTTGTATGTCCTGAACCTCTGCGCATAACCCCAGCGGATGTGCTGCGCCTGCACATCCAAACGGACCGCCTTCTCCGGGAGATGCGGGACGTGGTGAGTCAAGAGGAAGCAGCATTCGTCGAGCGGCTAAGTCTCTGGCAGGCGGGAGGGCGGCAGGACGAAGAAGCTGACGTTGGCCTGCTGCGCAGAGTTCTCGAAGGGCTTAGGAATGCCGCATAGGGGTGCGGGGAGCAGCAGAACATTTGAGAAGGAGGGGGTCAAAGTGCCACGTGGGTCAGTCGCCCGAACGGCCAGAATCCCATACATCACCCAGTGGGACAGCGAGTTGGCGGGGCCGGAGAGTGACCTTGTTGTGGATATGCGCTCCATGCCGCCGAGGCTCGCATACCGGAATGAGCGGCCGATGGACCGTGACGGCTCTGGAGTCCTCTGGGCACGAGTGAGCCAGTCGCCGCGGGTTGGCAAGCCGGATTTCGCAACGATGCACTCTGGCCGACAGTACGAGTGCATGTATGCATTGAAGTGTCAGGTGTGCGGTCGTGCGGCAAGCAAAACCCAGGACGGCTACCTCTTTCTCATCTTCCCTCAGCCGAGTGACCCCGCCAGTTGGCCGGAGGGCGCGCGGGTGAACCAACCGCCCGTGTGCCTGGAGCACGCGCAACTCGCCATGCGGCTGTGTCCCAGGAACGAAGACTTCCTGGCGGTGAGAGCGAGAGTTCCCAAGCTGTGGGGCGTTTCGGGGGTGCTGTACCGATACACCGAGGACGGCTGGGAGAGCGACACAGAAGCCCCGGACCTGAGGTACGGGGACGAGCGACTTAACGCAATGCTGGCATCGCACCTGGTACGAGAGCTGCGAAACGTGACGGTGGTTGAGCTGTGACTGGCCGGATGCCTCGAATGCGTAAACGCCGCAAGGCGCCCCTTACCAACCGTGAGCGCAACATCCAGCGCATCTCCAACCCTCCTAAGCCGACGGCCAATGACCGCTGGCATCTGGCTTTGATGGCTATTGAGGAGTGGTGGGGCCGACACGTATCTCGACGCGAAATCTACCGGCGCCTCGACATGGCGGGATGCCTGATCGGTCGGAGAAATACCCCAAAGGAGTTGCCGTGACAGAAGTGAACAACGGGAGGGGAGCGGTGGACGTCGGGCAGTCGTCATGGCCGGGCGGCGTGCCACCCGGCCACCCCATAACGGCGGCTGCGCTCATCACCGACTCTCTCGACCGGCTGCTCATCGTGCGCCCCAAGCACGAAGGCAAGCGGTGGCAGCTTCCGGGCGGCGTCGTTGAGCAAGGAGAATCCCCGCTGGACGCTGTCCGTCGCGAGGTGCGCGAGGAGTTGGGCCTCGACCTGGGCATTGATCAGCAGGACTTCTTCGCCGTCGAGTGGCTGCAAGCCACGCAGGCCGGCCGCCGTGACCGCCTTGCCTTCCTGTTCGTCGGTCCGCGCCTCACTCAGGCGGACGGCCAGTGCATCACCTTGCAGCGCGCTGAACTGGCCGAGTGGCGATGGGCCTCCTACGCCGCAATGAAAGACCTAGTGCATCCCGCTCTCGCCGCCCGCATCGGAGGCGAGCTCTGGATGTACAGCAGACCGGTCTACCGTGAAACCCGACACGAAGGGACGTTATGAACGACGACTTTCCGGCCCGCAAGCTGCGCATCGGTACGCGCAGCTCCCCCATGGCCCTCGCCCAGGTCGACCACGTATCGGCACTCCTCCGCAAGATCGAACCCGACCTCGACATCGAGGTGGTTCCCATCACCACCGAGGCCGACAAGTGGCAGGGGGACCTCGCGCAGCTTGGCGGGAAGGGCCTGTACGTCAAAGAGATCGACACCCTCCTGCAACGCGGGCAAGTCGACATGGCCGTCCACTGCATCAAGGACGTCCCCGGCGATCAGCCCATCCCGAGGGGCCTGATCTTCGCTGCGTACCTTCCTCGCGAGGATGTACGGGACGTGCTTCTCTTCCCCGAGGGATCCGAGTTTCAGACGCTCGACGACCTGCCGTCCGGCGCGACCATCGCGACCTCGGCCGTTCGCAGGAAGGCTCAGATCAACCGTGTCCGCCCGGACATCAACGTCGTACGCGTCCGAGGTGCCGTCGGAACCCGCGTCGAAAAGCTCGACGGCAAGCGGAAGATCGACACCAACCTCGACGCGATGATCCTCGCCCGCGCCGGCCTCGAACGTCTCGGCATCGCCGACCGCGGCCGACAGGTGTTTACCGTGGACGAGATCCTGCCCGCTGTCGGCGCCGGCGTTCTCGGCCTCGAATGCCGGAAGGACGACGATCCGGTCGCCTACCTCCTCGACCAGCTCAACCACACAAAGACCATGACCGAGGTCACGGCCGAGCGAGTCATGCTCCACAACCTGCGCGGACACTGCAACAGCCCCATCGCCGGCTACTGCATCACCGAGCCCGACGGGCAGCTCTCGCTCAGGGGCATGGTCTTCTCGCGAGACGGGTCCAAGTTCGTGCACGCCCATATCTGGGGTGAGAGCCTGAACGACCCCGGTGTCCTCGGCTCACGTGTGGGCGCCGAACTGCTGCGCCAGGGAGCGCGGGACATCATCGACGGCATCCCTCACTGAACATGCGGTAGACCGCAGGACGGCCCCGCCCATCTACTCCCACGTGGCAGATGGGCGGGGGTTGCCGGCGTGGTCCATGCCCAGCGCCAAGAACGAGGGCTGCCGAGGGCGGGTTGATGGATGGTCGTACTAGGGCGCCGGCCCTTCAGCCGGGAGGGACCGACGACTGGGAGGCGGACTACTACAGGAAGCGGCTACGCAATCCTGAGCTCGTCGAGGCCGGGCTGGTCGTCGTCATCGACGGCTGGCAGTGCCTGGCGGTGCCAGTAGGTAGCGGTAGACGAGGCGGCTACGTAAGCGTCGAGGATGTCGTGACGGGACTCGCCGTCCGGTCGGCGCTCGCCGGGCAGCCTGGCTTCCCTGACGTCCGGCTGCGGTGGTCACCGCACCCAGACACGTGCCATGTCGTCGAATGGGGCGACCGTGTGCCGGACACCGACGACGACGTTGAGCGCGGCCGTTTCTACGGATACAGCGAGCAGGCAATCGATCGCTTCACAGAGGAGAAGACCCCACATGCCCATCGACAACCAGGAGACGCCCGGCGGGGCGGTACCTGGACCCGTGCAGTACACGTCGATTAGCGTCAGCTTGCTCGGCGTACGAGCCCAGGCGGACGGCCGCACCGGGCGGCAGGCTTGGAGCATCCTCCGTCGGCGCCACCCGGTACTTGCCTGGACGTCAGCGGCTTACGTCGCGCTACTCCTCACCATGGCTGTGCTGCTCGTTTCCGCACTTGCATGACCAAGCAAAGCGGCGCTACCGAAGCATCGGCGGGGAATCATCAGCGCAAGATCCCCCTATAACACTTTTCAACGAGTCCCTGCACCCTTGGTTCTGAGACGTCTCGCGAGGAATTGAGGAAACATGGCAGGAAATCTGGCTCCGGACCCGCATTTCCCGGAGAAGGGGCACTACGACTACGGCGTCAAGGACGGCCACAACACCGCCCGACGGGGCCGCCTCCGCTTCGAGGAGGGGATCGCGACTGACACCGACATTCCGCAGGAATTCGGCAAGGGCGTCATGCAGGGCTACAAGACCGCGGCTGGCCGGAACAACCACAACGCCAACGTCTTCGAGAAGCCGGCGGCCGAGACGATGCGCGAGCGCGCTCACGTCGGCAGCGCGGCCTGGCCGGAGGCGCCGGAGTTCCTCGGCAGCTTCGCCCACGGCGCCGGCCACGGCGCCGAGCTGCGCTTCGAGATGGTCGTCCGTGACGGCCACCACCAGGAGCGCCCGAACTACGCCAAGACCTCCGACTGACCACAGCCCGCGCAAAAGCCCTCTGGGGAGACCAGGGGGCTTTTGCGTTTCCCCGCTAACACTCAGCCCAGCCTCCGTGTGAGGATTGGGCCTAGCGCAATTCGGCACATCAACTCGTAGCACCGCGCCTCCATACAGGTGCACCATTCGGTGCTTAGTCGAGGATGTGTCGGTTGTCCTTCGCCTTCTATCCGCCGAATCAGCGCGCGGCCGGCTCGGACCTCACCATCTCCATCAGCCCCCTGGGCCTAGTGGAGCTGAGCGACGAGGACTTCGAAATTCATGGTCCGCGGCTGAACCGCTACGCCACCAATTTCGCGTTCTACCTCGGCCACCACTGGGCCTACCGCCGAGAAGCCGGCGAACCGCAGATCACCCTGAACTACGTGGCGACCTTCGCGCGCTACATCAACAACTTCTGCTTCTCCAAGGGTGTGAAGTTCGCGGTCCCCAAGCGGTACGAGCACATCGTGCCGGCCCTGCTGAAGCGGGTCTGGGAGGTCGACAACGACAAGCAGTCCCTGCTGAACTCCATCGGCGAGCAGGGCGGCATCACGGGTGACTCCTTCGTGAAGGTGGCCTACGAGCCGCAGTGGGTCGACTCAGCCCGCGGTGTACATCCGGGCCGCGTCCGCGTCATCCCCTTGAACAGTGCGAATTGTTTTCCTGAGTACCACCCTCACGATAGGGACCGCTTGGTCGCCTTCAAGCTGCGCTACAAATTCTGGACGACTGGCGCAGATGGGGCGCGGATGGTGATGACCTACACCGAGATCCTCACCGACACCCACATTGAGGAATATCTGAATGACGAGCTGATCGACTCCCGTCCCAATCCGCTCGGCATGATTCCCGTCGCGCACATCCGGAACATATCCGTCTCCGGCTCGCCCTGGGGCCTGGCCGATATCGGCGACATCATCTCGATCAACCGCGAGCTGAACGAGAAGATGACCGACGTCTCGGACATCATCAACTACCACGCATCGCCGACCACGATCATCCAAGGCGCTAAGGCCACCAACCTGGAGCGCGGCCCGCGCAAGATATGGGGCGGCCTGCCGGAGAAGGCCAAGGTCTACAACCTTGAGAACGGCGTGGACTTGCAGGGCCCGATGGGCTACATCCAGGTACTCAAGACCGCCATGCACGAGATCATGGGCGTCCCCGAGTCGGCACTCGGACAGATGCAGCCGATCTCCAACACCAGCGGAGTGGCTCTCTCGATCCAATATCAGCCACTCATGAACCGCAACAGCATCAAGCAGATGAACTACGGGCTCGGGCTGAAGCGCATCAACGAACTGGTGCTGCGAACCCTGTTCTGCCACGAGCCCGAGACGCTGCTGTACGACCCGTACACCGACGGCATCAAGACCGACGATGACCAGCCCGACCTTCTCGACCCCAACGACCCCCAGGTCTACCAGGTCGACTGCGTCTGGCCGATGCCCCTTCCCGTCGACAACTTGGTGAAGCTGAACGAAATCCAGGCGAAGCTCGCCATCGGCCTGGAATCCAAGCGCAACGCTCTCGTCGAACTCGGCGAGGAATTCCCGGATGAGCGCCTGGAGGAGATGTTCAGCGAGCAGCGCCGGGACGTTATCGAGCAGGGCGCCCTGGAGCTTATCAAGGCAACCATTTCCTCTGCTATTCTCCAAGTAACTGGGATTGCTACAGAGGAAAGTGGTAAACCAGCCCCGTCAAGTGGGGGAGGCTCGGCTCAGCCGGGAACTTCCGCTGACAATGCTCAGACCGGAGTTCTTCCCGGTGCAACCGGGATCGACCTCGGTGTGGACACCAAATCGTTGATCGACAAATTCGTGACCATGGCGTACGGCACAAAGCTGCCGCAGAGCCGGAATTCGGAGGATGCCAGTAACCAGGAGTCGAGCTAATGACCGTTCCGACCACCGCCACCGCCCCTGCCCCCGCAGGCACCCCGAACGACCAGGTCCTCACCGTCCCGGTCATCCCCGAGGAGCCCAAGGCGCCGCAGACGGACGGCCGATTCACCGCCGAGGACCTGGAGAAGGTCCGGCGTGAAGAGCGCGAGAAGCTCTACGGCCGCCTGAACCAGCAGGACGAGATCCTCAAGGCAACCAAGGACGAGCTCGAAGCCGTCCGACGCGCCCGCGAGGAGAAGGAAGCCGCTGAGGCCACAGCCCGCCAGCAGGCCGAAGATGAGGCAGCGGCGAAGCGCGAGGCGGAACTGTCCGCCAAGACGCTCCTGAAGGAGCGCGAAGAGCAGTGGGAGAAGCGCTTCGACGACCTCCAGTCCCAGTACGACCGGGACCGCGAGCTGTTCGCTCGCGAGCAGGAGTTCGCGCGTATCCAGCAGGTCCGTAACGACCTCCTGGCCGCGGAAGCCGACCACATCGCTCCCGAACTGATCGACCTCGTCCACGGCAACACCGAGGACGAACTCCGCCAGTCCGTGGAGCTGATGAAGCAGAAGTCCGCGGCCATCGTTGCCCAGATCCAGCAGACCCAGGTCGCTGCTCGGGCCTCCATGCGAGGCACCGCTCCCACCGGTTACGGCGTCGGCCAGGCCGACACGGACGCCGGCTACCGCCAGTACTCCGCTGGCGACATCAAGAACATGCCCATGTCCGAGTACGCGAAGCTACGTGGCCAGCTCCTGCCGGCCGCCTCTGCCTCGGCGCGTCAGGGCATGTTCGGCTAACCCGCCGCACAAGTAAGGGATGAGCATGGCATCTGCCATCACCGGTACGCCGAATCTTTCGGCGTCTCCGACGAACTACTCCGGCTCGAACTCTCAGCTCTCTCCGGCGATCCAGGAACTCTGGTCGAAGGAAATCCTGTTCCAGTCGATGCCGATTCTCCGGTCTCGGGCCGCCTGACGTAGCGATGCGTCAGTGAGAACCACGCTGTATCGGTGAACCCCTCCTCCTCGTAGCAATCATTCGTAGCACGGGGAATACCGAGGGAACCCAACACCTGGGACTCCGTAGAGACTACACGCGAGGCACCTCCCACAGATTCAACTCTTAGGTGAGCAGTGAGTTGAAGCTGGAGGTGAAGATATAGTCCGAGCTTGCGGGATGGAAAACCGTAAGAGCCAGGCAGAAATGACCCGGCCCCGCAGCCAGCGGGTAACAAGCGCGAATTGTCGAGCAATTCGCAGTCAAGAAGACCGAGCTCGGGGTCAGCCCCGGTCTCACGATCCACTTCATGCGGTACGACAACCTCGGCAACGCGTCGCAGCTCGTCGAAGGTGTCCGCATGGAGACGCACGCCCTGACGGCGTCCCAGTTCTCGATCACGGTCAGCGAGCACGGCTACGCCATCGCCGTCTCGGAACTCCTGCTCAACAGCTCCTTCGACGACGTCCTCGCGTCCGGCTCCCGCCTCCTCGGCCGGAACATGGCGAAGTACCTGGACGAGCAGGCCCGCGACACCCTGCTCCAGGCGTCGTCCGTCCTGTACGGCTACGACAAGTTCGCCACCACGGGCAACGCGATCACCCGGATCTCCCCGTACGACAAGGGCGCTCCGGCCCCGAACCGTGCCGGCCTGACGGGCAACTACCGGTTCACCTCCGCCCTGGTCAAGGACATGGTCGAGACCCTCGCGACCCGAAACATCCCGCGACTCGGCGATGTTTACGTGTGTTTCGTACATCCGCATCAGAGCCGGTGGTTGCGTGAGGACCCGACCTGGATCGAGTCCAGCAAGTACGCGCAGCCGGGTGCGTTCAGCCTAGGCGAGATCGGGCGGATCGACGACGTGATTTTTATCGAAACCACCCAAACCAAGAAGATCGCCAACGGCAATGGCACGACTCCGGCCGACGTGTATCAGAGCGTTTGCATTGGTGACAATGCCTTCGGTCACGCGATCTCCCTGCCGGTCGAACTTCGCGATGGTGGCGTCCAGGATTTCGGCCGTGAACACCTGCTGGCCTGGTATTCGATCTTCGGGCTCGGGCTCATCACCGACGCGTCCGTCGTCATCGCCGAGACTAACTGAGACGTTCGCTAAAGCGAAGTTTCCGTGTCGTTTCGGTCCACCGCAGGCAGGCTCCGCTCGGGGGCCTGCTTGTGAAGACCACACAACACTTCCCTGAGTAGGAGAACCACATGGCGACTGCCCGCAAGCCTGCCGGAGACCTCACCGGACGTACCGCCGAGAAGCTGGCACGCGAGCGTGACTCCGAGGCCAAGGAACGCGCGAAGTCGATGGCGACCGCGACGATCGTCGCGGAGTCCGCGAAGTCCGACGTCGTCGTCGACCTGGTCGAGAAGCCCAAGCCGGAGGTCGAGGAACAGCCGGTCGTCGTCGAGGAGTCGGACCGCGTCATCCGCGTGAACGCCGATCTGAAGGACGTCGTGATCGGTCAGGGCAACTACTTCGACTTCGAGGTCGGGGTGCAGTACCGGGTGCCGGCGTTCGTTGCCAACCACCTGGAGGAGAAGGGGCTGATCTGGCACTGAGCCAGCTCCGAGTCCGTGGGGGAGAGGGGGCACTCCCTCTCCCCTTCTCGTCTGCGCCCCTTCAGGAGATATCTCGTGTCTGACATCCAGCTCGGCCAGCCGTACGTGCTGACGGCGGACGGCGGCTACGGCAGCGGCGTGGGTTCGGTCCCACAGGGCGCCGTGGTGACGCCGTTTGAGATCGTCCCGCCCGGTACCGCGGGCGTCGGCTACAGCGTCGAGGACGTGGTCCTCGTCAGCTACCTGGACGCTGTGACTTTCCCCGGTACGGCTGTTGACCGGACGCTGGCCATAGCGGTCAGCACCTTCGACGGCGCCTTCACCCTCCAGTCGGATATGCCGGCCGAACCGGATGTACCTGAGCAGCCTCAGACTCCGGATGATCCGGCGCGTGATGGCCGGCGGTTACCTCACCCGGCACGCCTCCCATGCCCTTCTGACGTTTCTGACCGGGGGAGGGGAGGACAGCACCTCCGGCACTGACGCAGTGGCCGACCGCCTTTTGAGGATTCATCAGATGCGGCACTGGGGCAACGGAGACGCGAGTGCACCAGGCGCATGGGCACCCAAGGCATACCTGCTCCATCTCCTGGACCAGGTCGACGCGCAGGGCTCGGCTGCGGTGCGCGCCACGGTGGCAGCGCTGCCGGACGACCCGAGCGGGTCGGTTTATCTCGCACTGTCCACATCAGATCCGGGAGACGTCGCTACCGGTTTGCCGAACGAACTCCAAGCAGCCGGCTATCAGCGGCAGTCCGTGTCTTTGTCCGCCCCGAAGTACAACGGACAGTTCGTCGTGGAGTCCGGAACACCAGCGCAGGTCAGCCTCGCCACCAGCGCAGTCTTCGGGCCCTTCACGGACCCGACCGGATCAGGCGGGTCCGTGACGCACATGGCACTCGTGACGGCTGCGACCGGCACCGATTACGCCGTGCTGGCCGTATGGCCGCTGGACGTCGCGGTGACTGCCAGCCAGGGCGAGTCCCTGCTGGCGCAGTCCGGCTCTCTGACGATCAAGGTGACCTGATGCCTGGCGGATACCTCACTCAGCTCGCTGCACGGGCAACGCTCCAGTACATGACGTGCACGGCCAGCGCCTCCCTCGTGCCGTCCACCACCCTGCTCAGGGCGTACATGATCAAGCTGTACCAGCAGCAGGGGCTCTCGGGCTTGGCTGGCTATCTGCCGGTCGCGTTCCTGAACTCCTTCGCAGCCCAGGCCAAGGCAGACACCAACGGCACCTGGCTGACCGGGCTGACCAGTGGTCGCACGGACGGCACAGGGTCGATGCACCTGGCCCTACTGACCAGCGATCCGGGGCGCCAGGCGACGAACGCCGACATGGCCGCCGTAGAAATTGCGGCCACGGGCTACAGCCGTCAGGCGCTGCCCTTCTCACTGGCTACATCCCCAGCCGGCGGAGGCTCGGGCGTCAGCAACACGGCCCCGGTCTTCTTCGGCCCCTTCACGGCTAACGGCGGTATGGGTGCGGTGGCGACCCACGCAGCTCTGGTCACCGTCCCGACCGGCACAAGCGGGGGCGTGGTCGCGGTCTGGCAACTGGACGAGCCCGTCTCCGCAGCGCAGAACGAGAACCTGATGCTGAGCACCTCAGGCTTGGCAGTGGGGCTGGACTCATGGCAGAGCTGACTCGAATTCTCGCCCGGATGCGGTCCGAACTCGGCGACTTCGGAAGCGCCTTCCGCGACGTACTCGCCGGCACATGCGAACTGACCGATTACGACCTCAGCTCGGTCAACATCACACTCTCCCGCGTAAGCCTCCTCAACGGCGCCGCCCTCACCGACCTGGAAGCCGGTACCCACTACCGAGTCGACAGCCGCGAGGGACGCATCACCCTTCTCGACGAGCACGCCCCCCTTCCGCTCGGCCAGACCCTGATTGTCGAGGGAACGGCCGCCGGCATGTTCACCGACGAGGAGTTGACCCACCACCTGCGGGACGCGATCCTCCAGCACTGCCACAACCGGCACGTCACCGTGCGCTACCGCTCCGCCAACGGCTTCATCCGCTACGCCGACGAGCCCCTGACGATGGAGAACTTGCCGGACGTCGAGGAGTTGCCGCTGGTGCTCCTTGCCGTGATCGGCGCGCTGTGGGCGGTCGCCACCGACGCCTCCTCGGACGTCGACATCTCCACAGGTGAAGGCACCCACGTCAACCGCGGGCAGCGCTACACCCAGGTACTGCACCAGATCTCGGTCATGACCGATCGATACGACGAACTGTGCCGACAACTCAACATCGGCCTCTTCCGCATCGAGATGGCCACCATGCGCAGGGTCTCCCGCACCACCGGCAAGTACGTGCCCATCTACGTCGACCGCGAGTACGACGACAACGCCTACCCCGAGCGTGTCCTGCCGCAGATCGACAAGCACGACGTCGACCCCTCCGGCATCCCGAACCCCACCTACAACGGGTGGGCCGCATGAGCCGAGCCGACTGGAAGCGCGGTCGCTTCAGCACCATCGAAGAGACCGACCGCATCGACCGGGGCCTACGCGCCTGGCAGCAGCATGCGGGAGACATCATCGCCTGGTGGCGCTTCAGCCACACCCGCTCCGCCGTCAACGACATCTACGACGAAGGCGACGAGGGCGGTCTGGCCTACGACGGACCGTGGGCAGTGCCCTGCTTGCACGCCACTCACGTCGAGAAGGGCGACCAGGAACTCGATCGCGGCTTCTACACCGTCGACACCCTGGAAGTCGCCGCCTCCTTCTCCCAGGTGCAGAAGGTTGGGCTCACGCAGGCCGACATCCACAACAACCGCTACCTGCGCGACCGCATCGCCTACGACGGACGCCTCTTCCGCCTGAACGAGATGTCCATCCTCGGGCAGATCCGCAGACAGGACGTACTCGTGTCCATCACCGCCGTCGAGGTCAAGCCCGACGAGATCACCGCAGACAGCGTCTTCGCCCGATACATCCCAGCACCGGGAGCCGGCGAACGCTGACCGGGCCGTCACAGCAAGGAGCACGATGGCCAACTACTCCCACCCCGACGCCTACGTACAGGAAACACTGACCACCTTCGCGGACGGCGGCCACACGCCCTCTGCGGCAGATCTGCTCACGGTCGGCACGGCAGACGCGCGCTATCAGGCGCTCGCACAGCCGGTCCGCCTTTCCATCCCCCTCACGGGCAGTCCGGCACTCAGCGTCAAGCAGGACACCGACGTCCAGAACCGCGTAGCCATCAGCGCCGACGGCGAGTTCAGGTTCAGTGACGGAGCAACCGCTCCCGATGTCACCCTGCGCCGCATGGGGCCAGGAATACTCGGGGTGGTCGATGGCATCCTGTCCCAGGCTGGCCAAGCCGTCCTCGACACGTCAAAGATCGGTGTCGCAGACGGTGTAGCGGCACTGGACACCAACGGCCAGGTGCCCACCAGCCAGCTGCCGGCCACCAACGTGGGACTCAGCCAGGCGCAGGCGGACGCCCGGTACCTGCTCCAGACCTCAGCCGGGGCCAACTCCGGAGTCGCGACACTGGACGCCACCGGGAAGCTGCCAACTGGTCAGATCCCCGACCTCTCGGCAGGCTACGTCCCCGCAAGCGCCCGCGGTGCCGCCTCCGGCGTAGCAACACTGGACGCCACGAGCAAAGTGCCGACCGCACAGCTTCCCGACTTGTCCACCTCGTACGTCACCGCGGCCCAGAACCACGACAACCCCTACGGTCCGGGCGACCACGGCCTGCTGACCTGGTCGGTACTGCCGGAGAATCTCCAGACCAGCGGCCAGCCCGCCAGCGGATCCGTCCGCATGGTCAAGGTCCGGCTGCGCCGCGCAGCGACCATCGGATGGATCTGGCTGCACCTGACGACGGCCGGTGCCGCGCTCACCTCGGGGCAGTGCTTCGCCGGGCTCTACACGACCGCCGGCACTCGTGTTGCAGTCACCGCCGACCAATCCACTGCGTGGACCGCCTCCGGGATCCAGAAGACGGCACTGACCACGCCGTACAACGCAGCAGCCGGCGAGTACTTCGTCGCCTTCGTGGCCAGCGGGACGACAATTCCGCAGTTCACCGCAAGCAGCAACAACTCGTCGTCAGCGATCAACGTTAACCTTTCCGGAGCCTCGCTCCGATTCGCCAACGGGCCAACCTCTCAAACTTCGCTCCCCGCATCGATCACGATGGCCAGCATCAGTGCCGGATCCGCCGCCTATTTCGTGGCCCTGTCCTGATAAAACGGGCTTCTAACAGATTTCCCTGAATGCTGTCATTCTGATCGCGGAGGAATCGTCATGTATTGACTGGAAGGCCAGCAATGCCCTGGATAGCTAACGAAGACGCCGCGATGAAGGCGAAGCTACAGGGCATTACTGTCAACGACACGAACGCCCCCGTCGGCGGCCTTCCAGTCGGTGTCCGCTTCCGGCTGCCCGAGAACGAACTGGCGACTGCCACGTTCCCACTTATCGTCATCGAGCGCACCCGTGCGGAGCCCGACCACCAGCGTGAACACCGAGGAATCGTCGAACTCGGGTACACCCCGGAGGGCCACGACAGCGCATCCGCCTACCTGGCGACCGATCCCATCCCTTACCTGATCGAATACCAGGTAACCGTCTACGCGCGAAGGCAGCGGCACGCGGCGCACATCGCACAAACACTTTCCGCGAGGGATTATCTGCACCCCAGATGGGCCTATCTCGAAGTTCCCGAAGACGGGACGGTGCGGCGTCTGGAAGTCGCCGGGGGGCCGGAGTTCAACGACGGCCGTGACGGACAGGGAAAGCGCCTGTGGCAGGTGGACTATCTGCTCCATGTGAGCGCCGAACTGCTCGACGAGGTCTCTGCAATCAAGCCCGTCCAGACGGTCGAACTCACCACTCATCCCCTCGGCCAGTAGGCCCTGAAGGAGCTCTTCTCTATGGCGACTTTCCTGCGCCCCGGCATCTACGTGGACGAGACACTGGATGCGATAGCCAATCCCGTCACCACCAATCCCGGTGAGGCCATCGCCGCGTTCGTCGGCGCCCACAACTTCGGTCCTGCCGTGCCCACCCTGATCACGTCCTGGTCCCAGTTCCAACTCGTCTACGGCGGTTGGGGCACCGGCACCGACCTGCTGCCCTACGCGGTCTACTCCTTCTTCAACAACGGCGGGGCCAGGGCGTACATCTGCCGGGCCATCCCGTCCGACTCGATCGCCGCGGCCGTCACACTCAACGACCGCCAGAGCACGCCCGAGCCGGTCCTCACTCTCACGGCCAAGGCAGCCGGTGCGTTCGGCAACGAGGTCTACATCAGCGTCACCGACGCCAACACCGGCTCCGGTCGCTTCAACCTGAACGTCAAGGTCGGCGGCACCACCGACGCCTACATCGCCGACCGATACAACGACGTCAGCCTCGACCCGGCGGACTCCCGCAACCTGGTCGCGATGATCAACTCCCCGGTCAACGGATCCGCGTTCATCACCGCCGCCTACGTCGCCGCCGACACCTACAGCGCATCCATCGCCCCGGCGGTGCAGACCAACACGCCGCTGACGGGAGGCATTGACGGAACCGCCACCCCGGACCTCGTCGCCTCCACGAAGCAGCTTGAGGCGACCGGTGAGATCGTCAACATCAATCTGCCGGGCATCACCGACACCACGATCCTCAACAGCGTCATCACGTGGGCAGAGGACTACGGCTACGCCTTCGTCGTCGTGGACGTACCGCAGACCCCGTCCCTCGACGCGGCCACTGCTGTCACCAACTACGGCAAGCTCAGCCCGGCCGCGAACTCCAGCGCCAGTCCGCCGCCGCTGAAGGCCAGCTCCTACGCCGGCGTCTACGGCCCCTGGCTGGTCTCCGCCGACCCGGC